ATGACTCTGTTGCTACTTCTGCTTCTTCACTCTTTGTCCTTCTCCACTAGGTTCGTGATTTCTAAGTCAATGCTACGCTGACCTTCACGAAAAGCCGTTTCACATGGGTCTTTGGAGAACGAGATTCGATCCCCATAGGCCACTTTCATATTGGCCAACATTCGCTGGCCGGTTTTACTGCTGAATAATTCTTTAACGTCTTTACTGAACTGGTCCATTAACTGTCTGCTCCAAATCCGCTACTTGCTGTGCGCCTGCCACTTGCTGCTGGCCCTGCTCCATCTCAGCCTGTTGCTGCTGTTGCGCCTGTCGTGATTGACGCATCTCAGCCACTTGCTCATCACCTCGTAGAATGTCAGCAGGCGCACCCAATCGGTCTGATATTGTGCGGCCTGCCTTATCCACATCAACAATGTCTAATACGTCAGGGTTAACTTGAGCTAGCTGCATGATCCCGTCTATTGCGCGTTGGATGCTGGTTACTTCATCCATTTTCTGAGATCGAGCTAATGGCCCAACGTATTCAATGTCTAGATCACCTCCCGCTTGCTGTAGGACTTCGGGCATTGGTGGCAGCGCTTGGCCACGCAACATGGAATAAAAAGCTCGCTCAACAATAGGATTAAGAAACTCTGACTGTAAGCGCCCCAAGGTAGGACCAAGTAAGCGTTGCATTAATTCATAGCGCACCTGAACCTCAGTGGCTGTCATTTGCGGACCTTCATTCAACTCTAGTTGGTCAGAGAAAAAGATACGGCGTACTGAGGCGCGAACATCACCCAGCATTAGCTGATCAGCATTCCAGTTTGTGGCGTTAGTGATTGGCAGAAGGCTATTCATGTCACGCACATAGGTAACAGTGGATGGGCGCATGTCGATCTTGCCAAGGATGCCGTTTTGGAGTGCTTTCAATGGAGGGTCAATTGACTTCTCCCAGGCTTTCATTGCTAGCTTGCGTGACTCGTTCAGTGTCTTAATGTCTGGTCGAGCAACACACCCTGGGCCAAAGCCATAAATATCACCTGTCGTCTTGCCCCAGCGTGGAACCATGTATGGTAATTCGTAATAGCCTGACTCTTTGCATATCTTTTTATCGATAACACTAATGTAATAGCAGGCCCAAGGACGCATGTGAGGGGGTGCAACCATCGCAACCTCACCTTCAATCTCGCGTGGGAACACAGCTTGGATATACTCAAATTCTTTGTCGGGGTCTTTCTCTAGCGCCTTGATTGCCTTGTCGCCAGCATCATCACCAAACTTCTGTTTTGCTTGGCGCGCAGTGAGTTTAATCTTACGGAACACGGTATCAATGCGGCCCTCTTCACTCTCAGAGATAACCACTTCTGCTAGGTGACAGGCTCTAAAGTTAAAGCCGTCAAACTGGGCATCTTTAGTCTTAACATCAAACTGTAAACACGCTGTGCCAAACCCCACCATGTCTTGATATGACTCAGCGACTTCTGTTGAAAAGTTACTCTTGCCAAACTCTTGGAACATCGACTTACTGCACTGCTCTAGCCAGTCTTTAGCGTCTTTATCTTCATTTAACTCGTCTTGACGGAAGCGTAGGCCGAACCACTTAGTAGACGGGCTCGTAAGCGACCCGTGAAGCGATGCCGATAGAATCTGTAATGCGTGTATACCTGTGGAGTCATAGACCTCAGCGGCGCGTTTAGTGCCTCTAGTGGTGGTTGATATAAAGTCCACTTTGCCGGGCATTAGGTAGGTCGCTAACTCTTCCCACATTTGATCCCAGTTAACACGGTCGGATTTGAGCCGATCATAACGTTTGATTAATGATTCTGGTGATACGTTAAATTCTTTCATTTACATAATACTCGTTAGAATAGACTTCTTAGTGTCAGCCTCACCTAATAGCCCAGCAAACTTGGTGTTTGTTCTGCTCATGCGAATCAATCTAAGCCTGCGCTGGTAGAGTGCTTTTAATTTAACGGGGTCAGTTTCGGCCTTGATCTGGTTATCAATGTCAGTAATTTCATCAGCTGCTTTAACTGGGTCAATATCCTGAGTGTCGTTAATATCTTTAGCCAAACCCTCTGGTCTAGTGACTTTGGCATCTTTACCTAATGGATCACGGCCTGTCTTAGTTGCAACCTCAGTGCCATCAACATAGGTGGTTGAGGTTTTATCACCAAAGTTAAGGCCGAATAAGCTAGGGTCATTTGCCTTAGTGACGATTGATGGGCCACCCTTGTAATTGTAGGTCGTGTCTTGGCGTTCATTAAGTAGGCCGTACTTCTCGCTTTCAGTCTTAGTGACACCGCCATTTTCAATTGTCGCCATTGAGCCCGTAACACGACTTAGATCATCGGATGCTTTACGCTTCATATCAGCAGTCACAACTTTGTCACCTGAGTAGGCTTTGCTCATGCCAATAGAGTCTTGCTCTGCTTTCATATCGGCCTGACTAACGCCACTCGCCCTCTTTCCAGCCCAATACTCCTGATCGTATTTAGGTGTAGCAGCGACCGTCTTATTATCCTTGGATAGATTTATTCTAGCCTCTGGAGCAGTAGCAACAGATGGTGCGCTTGCCTTGGTTGTGGGTGTTTTAGGTTGGTTCTTGTAGGCAGCCCCAGCAGCAACTGACTTGGCTTGTGTGCTAGTTGGGCTTACTTTTAATGGATTAGTAGAATTTAGACTAGCCATCATATTAGTGCCAGTGGCCCCTAAAATAGAATTATTGACTCCATAGCCAGTAGTTTCTGTTCCCATTGTTGTTTTAATTTTAGGGGTGCGCTTTGCTGCAAAAGCAGTGTCGATCTGGGTGTTTTCGGCAGCAGAAATAGACTGACTAGAAGTCTTAACAACTTTAGCCTTAGCTGGTCCAGGAGAGACTTTAGCAGCAGAAGTTATAGGCGTTGCTGGCCTAGTCCTAGCTGGTTGAGCATATTGCTTGGCAACCTCACTAGGCAAGTTGGCTCGTTGGTTGTTATTTTGATTAGGCTTCTTTGCCTTTGGGGTGGGTTTAGGCTTTGCTTTCTTGGGCATAGGTGCGCTATAGGTGCGATACCTACCCCTGTCATTGCTAGTGCTAGTGCTTTTGCTTTTGCTGTTTTTTGGTGATGCCCAGCTTGAATTGCCCATGACAAATCCTTAATTTTGAAACTATATTGATAAGCTTGGCTTATATGTACACGGTTATTAGAATGAGCCGATCACTTGAGACTGTGCTGGGCTGCCCCTCTCACCCCACGGGATTGAATAACGCCTCATCATGTAGGCATAGCGGATGGCATCAAGCAGATCGTCCATTGTTTTACTGATCTTGCCCTTGTCATTACGATGGTATTGATTGAACTCATTAAAGAAGTCTCTGAGATTGCGGTCAGCTTTAAAGCGGCCTTTGATCATCAAGTCACGGATCTCATACAAGCCAGCCTCAACGCCATTAGAGCCATCAGGCCATGAAGCGTGTTTATGCAACATATCGAACCCAGCATCGATGTAATAATCCTTTTGCTGGTTAGCTGTGCCGTTCTTCTCGGTCTGTAACCCATCCAAAGGCCATGACGTTGGAACACCTAGCGACCAAGGCTTAATAGTCGCCCAAGCTACCTCTGGTGCAACATGACTCGCTTTCCATGCCTGTGTAACGTAGAACGTGCCACTCTCCCTATCTTCAACCAACTGAACGTGTGCTTGAGGATGCTCCCAACCAAAGTCCATCGCGTTAATAACGAACCAATGATCCGGTATCTTGAATGGGTCGCACTTGATTGAGTCTTCATCGAGGTCATAGATGCGGCCGTGTCCTAGCATTGGTATCCCTTTGCTTCGCATGTCTCGCTGGTAGGCTGGGTATTGATCTAGCATTAACCGTTTAGCGTCTTCTGAGAGGTGTGGTGCGTCATCCCATCCAGCTTGAACGAATGCCTGACCTTCGCCTGGGTTATCCATAAAGCTAATTACGGTCTCAGTGCGTCCATTCTCCGGCGTAAAGGTTAGGATGCCCCTACCGCCTTTGCCCTGGTCGCCTGTGAGTGTTCTTGTCACCACCTGTGGATAGATGGCCTGGTCCTTTGGCTCTTCGTCAATGTGATACCAATCGACTGAGTCACCCATCAGTGCGTGTTGGCCCTGTGTGTAGCTCCAGAATTGGCAGACTGATACGCCACCCGATGTGTGCTTTACTCTGACCTCTCGCATAGCACCGCTTGTACCTGTCATAGAAACGTAATCAACAATCAGGTCAGCAGGGATTAATCCACCTAAGAACTTTCGATCTTCTAATCTGCCAAACAATGCGGTTTGTAATAGGTCTCGCGTCTTCTCTCCTGAGTAACCAAGTAACCAGCACGTTGGCGCGTGTTCAAATTCATGGCCATCCCACTCGCCCGGGTAGTCACCCATAAGGTGAATAGAGTCAATGTAAGTGCCCAAGTAAGTCTTGCCAATTCGGTTAGCAGCACACAGTAATACCGCAGTCTTAGTCTTAGTATGGCGCACAGTGTCAGCCTGGAACTTGTAAAGGTCAGGGAATATTTCTCGATAGCGATAAATTTGTTTCCTTCTAATGCGCTCTCTGGCTAATAGGATATAGTCTTGCTTACTGTAGGTTAGCTGGGTCAATCTCCATCCCTCTCAACTCTTTATTAAGCTCATCTTCTGACATGCTGCGAACTCGGTCTTCATAGGTCACATGAGTCGTCATTTCAATCGACTTACGTTTAGGCGCTACATACTGGCCCAACTCTTTGTAAGCATTTAGAGCAATAAGGTGATCACCAGCAGCCATAGCTTCCCTAGCGATGATCGCCATTCCTTCTAACGGGTCACACTCAAGCTCTGCTAATTTATCCATAATGCTTTGGTTATTTTTATTGGGTGTCCCAGCTACCCTGCCGCCTGTCTTCTTACCTTTAGCCACGATCTACTCCTCCTACTTTAGATTGTTCTAAACAACTATCTTGCCATCCGCATTTACTTCACCGAATTGCTCTGCCCACTCCATAGCTAACTCCATGATAATGTCATCGCTTGAGTCCCTAGCCCTTCCATCATCAATGTCTGCAATAGTTTTTACTAATACAGCGATTAAAGATGCCCCTTGGTTTACTACGTCTTGCCCGTACACTCTTTCAATGCTCATAATTTAGATTTCCTTCGGTGGATTCATGTTGGTTACAGTTCCGTTGGGTGATCTAACAATGATAGAAGCACCTGCAATCATAGGTAAGTCACTAGCTCCTAGTGCTATTTTAAGCGATTTGTACTCTGCGGTAGATAATATCAAGTACCGCCCTTGTTCATCGGTGGCTTGCTCGTCTAGCTTCTGCTTCATGTTGAGAATGTCTTTTAATGTAAGCTCGCTCATTACTGGCCCCGTCAATAACATTAAACATAGATTCACGGTCAATAATTACAGTGTCAGACCTATCCTCTGCTACTCCTGCCATGCAAACAAAGTAAGCACTCTCTCCCTCTATCGGCAATGCGGAGATAATATGATCTCTGTTTAGAAACATAGCCCCTCCCTTCCTGTAAAACTCACGGTTGTTCTGACTATTCCTATGCCTTACAAGTAAATTAACCTCTACAAACTGACTCATAATTTCCACGCCTTTCTTAACCATATTGATGTTACGTCTGTACCCGTGGGCTCTCTGTCAGTCCCTTCACGGTGCGTCCAGTTGCCCATCCGTATTGGTGTGGTCACAGCCTCTTCTGCGGTCCAGCCGTAGCGTAGTCGGTCTGATAGGGTTTGCCAGTTCATGTTGTGTTCATCTGCTAATTCTTTAATGCCCATCTCCCGTCCTTGGTATGTGACTTTGTGCTTCCGGTCTATTGCTGAACGTCCAGAGGTGAATTTAATATCCAACTCCCATGCTTGAGTCTTTAACGTTGAGTAATTGATTTCTAAACGCTCTG